ACCCGTAGTTGGTGTGTCGGAAGCCCCAATAACACTCACAGTCCCATCAGAGTTAACAACTACAGCCTTACCATTACCCAAAGCCCCTGATGCAACAGCATAAACCTTCCTAGCCGTGTCTCCAAAATCTCTGCCAATGGTCTTCATTGTTTAGTCCTCTTCTGGCTCTACCCAATCAGGGTTCGCTGACCATGTGCCGCTGTCGAACTTGTACTTGTTACCTGTCCAATCACTAGGGGCATTGGTTACGTTTAAGGTGACTGTTGTGTTGGTGCTGTTAAGATCACCAATGATGAACTGGGCTGGATCACCAACCGTAATGTTCTCTGTTGTTTCTGTTAGAGCTACATTGTCAGCCAAGAGATACTTGCTTAACTTTGTAGAAGTTTCGACTATCGTTTTCATCGTCTATCCTTTCACGATTAAATCTGTGGCAGAGACTGCTGTCCCTGCAATTACTGAGGGGGTGGCTGCTGTTGTGCCAATCGTTCCATCTGTTTGTACGAAATACTGTTGGCCTATTGTCAGGCTCGACTGCCCAGTGTTGACTGCACCACCAGCTTGAATCGTGGCGGTCTGCGTGTCGGCGTAGGCTGCATTGGAAATGCCAATGTAGTTCTCTGAGGTGAGGTTTGGAACAGACCCAGATAGCTGTGCTACGCTGGCTGTTCCTTGGTTGCTGGAACCTACGTCAGCCCAAATCATAACTACTTTTTCTGACGTACTATCGTAGGTTATCCCAAGCCCATTAACTTCAGAAGTATCAAAGACTACATGTGTGTCAAAAGAAATGGAGTTATCGGAGGGATCAACTGTTGCAGAATACATTCTTCCGTGTGAGGTATTTCCGTCATACACTTGAACTTGTACAGCCACTTTGCCAACACTGGCGTCAAATGTTATTTGTGGCCCCTTAAAATCTGTTGCAGTTTGCATATCTGCAAAAACAACAGGAGTTCCGAACGAAATGGTCGTACCTGACACTGTACCCACCGCTGCTGTACCCTTATTTGTATTTCCAGTATCCGTGTAGGCAACCACAGCCCTGTTATTAGTGCTATCAAATGTTATTGTGTTACGAGTAGTTTCCGAAGCATCTCCACTAATTTCAACAGGAGAGCCGAAGGAAATATCTGTTCCAGATACTGTTGAAACTACAACTTTTAGTTTATTACTGTCATCTCTGTTAGAGTATAAAATAAGAACTTTATTAGCTGTGGAGTCGAAGGCGCAACTTGTGCCGTAGATACCATTACCGCCAGAACAAACTTGAAAAGTAGCTCTCGTTCCAAAGCTGATGCCTGTTCCTGAGACAGTTCCAACTCTGGACTGACCACTATGCTCATCAACGGCGTTTCCGTATATCACAACAACCTTATTAGAATTACTATCAAAGGTGGTTGATACATATGCGCTAGACTCTGATTCAAATTGTACAGCAGTGCCAAAACTTATAGAATTATCGGAGGGGTCAACTGTTGCTACACTTGAATAAGCAGCGTTGTCGCTAGTCCGAACGTATGAAACAACAACTTTATTATTGCTGCTATCAAAGGTAGCACATGAGTTGCTTGTCTGTGCGCTTAGATAAACTACAGGGGTTCCAAAACTTATAGAGTTATTTCCTGCCGTGACTTGGCCTACAACGGCTTTTCCATAATAACTATTACCCTCATCGGTATAAACAACTACGATTCTATCTGAATTGCTGTCATACGTTACGCCCATCCAAGTGGTAACGCCTGACTCAAAAACAACCGCCGTGCCTACAGCAGCATTTATTGAAGTATTTCCAACAACACTAACAGTCCCATCGCTATTAACAATACAGGTTTTGTCCGTGCCAATAGCACCTGATGCTACAGCAAATACTTCTGCATTAGCTTGTGATTGGACGTTTCCAACATACTTCATTGCCAATCCTATGCGTCATCTATTATTTCATAAGATACAAATAAGTCTAGATCACCAGCAGCACTAGCACCACCCTTTAAAATATCTCCCTCCATTAAATATATAGGAGAGTCTACAAGAACTAAGGTGGTATCTGATGGAACACTAATTGTTTTTGCTAGATAAACTGTTGCATCTGCGCCAGTTGGCGTGATACCAGCCGCCCCAGCAGTTGTTAAACCATCCACAAACAAATCTACAGTTGCTGCACTTGTAGCATCAACATTTGCAACTGTTATTTTATTTATTTTTAAGAGTTTATTTGAATCTACTGTAATAAGTGTTGCTGTTGCAGTTGCGGTTAAATTAAAACCTAAGTTACCCCCAACAATACTTGTTACACTGACAATATTTGGGTTAGCCATGTTTTACTCCTTACTATCCAAAAATCATGGCAATAGCAATGGCTTTGCCTGTTGTAAATGATGATCCCAGTATTACCCAGTTTGTAGTGTCTACGGAAGGATCAGTTGTTCCTGATGTGGTTTGTATAGCTCTGTAGTTCTGAAAGTCTATAGGTGAGAAAACTACGGTTCCCACAGCGTAGGCAGTACCAGAAACCCATTGCACGCCTCCAGCAGAGCCAGCAGAGTTAGCAGCAGCAGTAGCACTGTTAGCTGCATTAGTTGCTTGTGTGGTAGCTATACCAGCTTGTGTAGTAGATGTAGTAGCGTCAGTATCTACTTCAGCAGCCTTGCTGTCTATATAAACACCAGAGGCATTTACTTGAGTTTGAAATGTAGGTAAAGCCCCTAAGAAAGCATCCCCCCTGTCAGAAAATGTTGAGGGTTCTTGTCTGCTGGGTGGGGTGGGTAAGCTAGATATTGGTGGGTATGACATGTTATGTTAAACCTTCTACTTCGATTGCGCCAAATGATAAAGATGGTCCTTCTAGTGTTAGGTCAAACCTTCTGTAGAAGCCATATACGGTAGTACCATAGGACGTATCTGCTGAACCTATATAAACAATTGGGGTAGCCCTAAAACCTGCCAATGTTTTCTGTATTTTTCTTGCGTTCTGTGTTTCAAACTGTACATCATAGTCAGCTAGTTGAGCAAAATTTCTTTGCACAATAATAAAGTTACCAAATGCGTCAGTCTCTTTGCGTGAGAAGTCTTCGATACTAATAGCTGTACCATATGTCGTTGTTCCTAATCCGCTTAGGAAGCCCAATACAAGCTGACCTAACTGAGCAGTTAAACCAGTAGTTTGTGTCACAGTAACTACAACACTTGACCCAAGGTATGGGGGTAAATCTAGGAACTGAGCTTCTTCTTTCTGAACTTGTTCTTCAAAGAAATAGGTAAACCAATCAATAATGTTTCTGTTGTCAGTAAGAGAGACTGTAGTGTTATACACTTGACCATCGACACTATCAGTTACAGTTACATTAGCTGAGATGCCCTTTAGGTTAAACAGAGCTATAGAAGTAACATTAGAATTAGGATCAGTTAGAGTGTACTGTATGCTATTTGCATTTGTTACTGGATCACTGATCTTCTGATCGAAGGCTTTCCACCTATTAGTGGCCCCAAGGGTAAGCCACTTATTACCGTCATCAGTTACTGGGTTATTGTTATTGTTTCCATTAACCAAGCTTTCATAAACTTTATGAGTAGTACCAACGACAATGACTTTATCACCATCAGCGTAAGTACTAGAAGAAGACCACGCAGCGTAATCAGCTTCAGCTACATTACTAGCAGTGAGTATACTGTTTGTTACAGTTACTGGCTTAATTAGCTGCATACTTATGTCCTTGTAGCTGGCAGACCATCGTTATCCCACTTACGTTGAATATCATAATCACGTTTAACGTATTTACCATTAACTGTTTGCAGTCGTTTTAAGTCTGAAACTTCTGATCTTAGACCGCGTATCTCAGAAACTAGATCACCATTACCACCACTCAACATACTTATTGTGTCTTTGTTACTATAAATCCTTGATGGGCCAGTTGCCTCTAGCTCAGGTCCACTCTCACCAACCATACGAAGACCACCAGAGTGATAACCACCCTTAGCATACTTCTTACTATTAGCTATAATTTCTTCTGCCCTTGCTGTAGCCTGAGCAACTTCTTCTGAGGTGTTTAAAGCAGAACCAGTGTCTGAATAAACTTTTTGACCATCTGATAAAACAACGTAAGAAGCTATGTCAGTTCTACCTAACCCTAAGAACCCACCAGCTTTGGTTGTATTAGCTACGGTTTCAACTATTTTTAAGCCTTCGTCTACAACTTCATCTACTACAGGAATAACTGGATCAGCTTTAACAGCAGCATTAGCAGCAGCTTGGGCATTAGCTAAGTCTTGCGTGGCAGCAGCTTGGGCTGCTTGAGCAGAAGCTTGAGCTGCTTGGGCAGATGCAAGTGAAGCAGTTGCGGAAGCTACAGCTTGTTGTGCAGCAGCAATACCATTAACCGCAGCAGTAATTTGACTACCCACAGTTTCTATAGTTGTATTAAGAACTGGATATTTATCTATAAGAGCTTGTTGGAAGGATTCAACTTCTGTTTTGTGTTGCAATGCTTCATCAAGAGAGGTCGTTGCCTCTAATATACCTTGTTCTATTACCTCTAAATCTTCGTATTTTGCATAAGCAGCATCGTGATTAGCTTGGACTTCTTTTAAAGTAGCCTGTGCTTTTATTAACTCATCTGTTGCGTCAGAAACGGTTATAATAGTTTCCTGTAAATCTTCATTAGCTTTAAGAGCCTGATCATAAGTTGTTTGTGCAGCCAGTAACTCTGTTTGAGCATCACCAATAGAAAGTATGATTTCTTCTGTTTTTAATATGGCATTAGTTTGTTCTATTTGTAAATCTCTTTGGGCCATGTTGTCTTCTACCTGTTTCTCAAGTAGTTGTACAGCTTGCTCGTCTGCTGTTAGTTGTAACTCAGCAGCATCTCTACCCTGTTTTATTATGTTTGTTGTGTCAGCAAAGTCTCTTGCGTAGTCAGTAAAAGAACTAAAGAATTTTTCACTAGGTTCACCAAGAGTACCTAATGCACCTGATAACATGTCTAAGTCAGTACCACCACCCGATATATAACCTTTAGCTTGTTGCCTACTAGCAAACTGAGAGGTTTCAGAGATAAGGCTACGGCCCCTTACTGCTGCATCTAGTAAATTAAAGACGCCCCTAGAAGCATCTAGGGTAGTATTAGCCACTTGTAATTTATCCTCAAGACCTACAAGTATCCCATCAAACAACTCTGTGATTGTACTTACCCTAGCTGACACTGCTCTTCCTAAAGCTCCTTCAGCGGCAGCTACACCAGCTTCAGCCTCACTTAGTTGTCTTCCTAAAGCTGATTTTAGATTACTTAGTGCAGTTGCAACGTCACCTTGAGCTTCATCCAACTGTGCTTTCATAGCCGATCTTAGGTTAGATAAAGCAGTTTCAATAGCTCTGTTAGCTTCATCCATCTGCTGTTTCATCAATCTCTTGATACTATCAAAGAGGCTATTTAATGTGGTTTCAGACTGTTCTAAAGTTCTTGTATATTCCTCGACAGAAGCGTTAGCTTTTTTTAGTGCATCATCTGCTTTATTAAAGGCAATTTGAGCGTCTTCAAGAGTGTAAATTGCTTCTAGCAAGTCTTGATTTAACTCATGTGTAGCTGCTCTTTCAGCATTCCTCTGTCTAAGTAGAAGCTCTTCTTGATCACCTAACAATGCGTATAACCTAGTCTGTAGGTCAAACCTCTGTTGGGCAGTAGCAAGTAATTCGTTTAGGCTAGTAAAAGATGGTATAAGAGCAGCAAAAGCATCACCCATCTTAACTAATTCTTCAGTTACTTTTTGAGCAGCTTCTTCTTCAGTCAGCCCCTTAAGTGATACTTTAAACTGGTAGGAGAAGTCCTCAAATGCAGCAGAGGTATATCCTAATACTTCAGCAGCAGCTATAGCTGACTGTTGCATTGCGGCTACAGAACCAGTAAGGGGGTCAGATACATCAGAACCAGCAGCAGAGTACCTAGTCTTAGGCTTACTCTTAAGTAGACCAAACAACCTAGAGTCTTGTGTTCTTGCAAAAGACTCTACTAAAGTATCCATACCATCTGCTGTTACTCTTAACCCTGAGTCTAACGTCTTAGTCCTCTTAGTAAGTAAACCTATTACAGCAGCTACAGCTAGTATAGGCACTATAGCAGCACCTATTGTTGCTGCCATAGTACCACCAGCAGCAGCAGCATTACCACCTATATTAAAGATATTCCCCATACCACCAGAAAGTGCGGCACCAGCACCACCTAAAAATCCTGTACCAGCAGCCGCACCAGCACCAAACGCCCCTATAGAACTGCCCATAGGACCAGCAAAGGCTGATGTAACACCTGCTGCACCTGCACCACCAAACCCCATGCTAAGTAAGATTTTGTTTCTGGCTGCTGTAGCAATCATTTGTGCTATCATACTAGTAAAGGAGAATAGAATTTGATCTACAAAACCTTTAAAGTCTGTCAGACCCCTAGCTATAAAGTCCCCAAAGGCATTAGAGACACTACCTATAGCACCTACTACTGGACCTTGTAGCTCTTGCGCTAATCTTTCTGCTTCCCTTTTAGCATCATCCGACGCTTTTGCATAGGCTTTTGTAGAGTCAGTTAATTTTTTTCCTAGTATTAACTGCTCTTCTGTAGCTGTTATTAATTTGGTTATATTGTCTATTTCTTTTATTTTTGCCTCTCTTTGTTCTGGGTCATTAGCTTCAATTTCAACAGCTAAGGAGTCTCTTCTAACCTTTAAAAGAGCTATTTCTCCAGCTATCTGCCCATCTAATCCAGATTTAATAGCCTTGTTTGAAGCAGTTATTTTTGCAAGTCTCTCTGAGACACTATCCCCAAAAGAATTAAGTCTTCCTAATGCTGATTCATATGCTTTTCCAATAGCTTCTACAGCTATAGATACTTTCCTAGTCTCTCTTGCTATTTTTTTTGTAGTTTCTTCTAATTCTTTCTCTTCTTCGTTAATATCCTTTATATCATCTAATTGATCAGAAATAAGATCATGGGCTTTCATAAGTAAAACTAAGTTGTTACCTAGTATACCATTCCGCTGAAGTTCGTTTTTGTAGGCTTCTCTTGCTTGTTTTTTTTCCAGTGTTTTAAATGCTACAGAATCTTTACCAAACGCAATTGTAAACTTGTTCAGTTTTATTTGAGCTTGCATTAAATTATTTTCATCTTCAATAGACTGAAGAATACCGTCAACGATTTCAGACCTTTCTTTCTCTGCTTCTGTAGACTTTTCAACATTCTCAAAAAATAGTTCTTGCGCTTCCTTTGCTAATTGTAATTGGTTTACAACTTTGGTTACTTCTTCCTCTAAGTCTTGAGTAACTTTAACCTGCTTAAGAATTGCCCCTATTTGAGCTTGAGAAAAGTCATACTTTTCACTAAGAAGCTCGGTTACTAACTTAGTATTTTCTATTAACTGTTCTTCTTTTTTTACTGCTTCTTCGCCGCCAGCAAGGAAAGCTTTGGCAAGCTGTTGCCTTTCCCTTAACGAAGAGTTTAACTCTATATTTTTTTCTGTGGTATCTGATTCTATATTATTAATTTCTTCTAAAAGTTCTTTATAACTTTTTTCTATTTCCAGTAGATTTTCTTTAGCAATTAACTTAGCTAAAGTCGTTTTTAATATCTCAATCTCTTCTTTTCTAGCTTGGATAGTGTCAGAAACTGTCTTAGCATTAAGTTCGGCTATCTCACCATTAACATTAAAAATTTCACTAAACTTATTTATTATTTTGGGAAGCTCGGTTTCTAAAATCTTGAGTTCTTCTTGAAGCTCAGAAATTTTATCTACTACCACTAACTCTGTAATTTTTGTAAAAGTAGAATGTAAGAGCCTTAATTCTTTGTCAGCGGATTTAATAGCAATATTTAAGTCTCTAATAATTTCGTCAGTATCCTTTAAAGTATCATTAGCAGCCTCATTAGCTTCTCTTGATCTTAACCAATAAGCCCCAAAAGCAGTTAAAAGGGGAATTATTATACCTAGACCTGCGGCTATAGCTATAGCTCTGTTTGCAGTCAGGCCAAGTTGCGTAGCTACAAGAGGTAGTACACCTACTAGTTGAGTGGCTTGCTGACCAAATGCAACCATCACATTAGTTCCAGACTGCACTTGAACTAGGAAGTCACCAACTTGATAACCAGCTTGCTGAGTTACTACACCCATCCTATTATTAGCTTTGGTAGCTGTCATCTGAGCAGCGGTTTGTTTGTTTATAGCACTTGTAGTATTATTAACATTTCCCATTGCTTGTAGTTGGGCAGCAGCAAACCTTCTTATTTCAGCAGTAGCTTTTTGACTAGATACACCAAGAGCTTGATACTCTCTCTTAGCTGCTAAGAGGATTTTATTGTACCTATCTTGTGATATTTTAGCACTATTAAAAGCTTTAGTAGCCTTTATAATATCTCTTTCAAGTTTACTAACAGCAGTGATAGACTCTTTAAGCCCCTTTTCTTTGACCACTAACTTCAGTTCAACTTGATTAAGATCAGCCATTAGCTACTTTCCTCACTTACGTTCTTAATCCAGAGATTATCCAGAGACTTTATAGTGCTTAGTTCCCACGGTGATAAATCAACACCAGTTATAGTAGACCAACCAGATATTATATCGTATGAGATAGGATTAGGGCCACTCATCCCATAAGTTCTACCATCGTGTAACTCAAGGAAGGTGGCCCATAAATGTGCTGCAACGTCAGGAAAGAGTGCCTGTGAATTAGATTCTTCAATATCACTTAAGGTCTTTCCTAACTGTTTTGCTACTTGGGCGAGATGATCTTGTTCAGTTGTCTTACCTTGAACTTTACGACCCATCTTAAAGGAGTACTCAGCGTACTCTTCTAACTCGCCTCTGACTTGTCCAAAAAAGCCTGAGCATCTCCAAGAGCAGCGTCTACCTGCTCACGTACCCAAGGTAGGGTATCGAAGACTTCTCTGACTTTAGCTTCTTTACAGTCAGGCTTCTTACCACCAAGAGTAATATTCCAACCGTCTACACACTTAACTAAGAGGTCTAATGCTGATGCTTCAATCTCTTCAGCAGTAAGGTTTAACTTACCACCAGTACGTTGAGCCTTCATCAACCTTCTATTTTGTTGAGCATGGGAAATAACCTTGTACTTCTTTGAGTAAGGCCCATGTACGGTTATAGTCATCTCTGACCCATCTTCGTTTGTGAGGATTTCAGAATTAACTGGGTTGTACAGAATTACGTCAGTAGTTTCTTTAGTAGTACCAATGTTCATCAGGTCCATATCGGGTTTCCTTTTCTATGATGAGTGTCGGGGTTTGTCGGGTTGATTTAAAGTGGGGAAGCACTAGACCCGACACTAATGCCTCCCCATCCTAGCTAGGAATTACTAAGAGCGTACAAGTTGTAAGTTTGTGTTCAGAGTTGCATCATATAATGATACGAATGGCATTGTGATCAAACGTGACTGTGGGTTCTGAAGTGGGACAGAAGCACCATTGTACTTGACATTTGGGAATGTGAATGTGTAGGCATTAGAACCTGTAGGATCATTTATAGATACTGTAATAGCTGATGCAGTCTCATTCAAGAACCTGTTAATAAGTGTAGCGTCTTGATAGTATACTGTCATAGTACCTTCAACTACTGCACGACCAATTTCTAACTGTTGAGCAGAATCTGAACCAACTACAAACGTAGGGGCAAGTGAGTTAGTTATACTAAAGTCAATAGATGTAACTATAGCAATACTTGAACCACCATCTAATATACTACCTGAGTAACTATCAAAAGGTTGATTAGCAGAGGATGCTGTTGGCGCACCACCAGTAGAACCTGTGGTTGCTGCCTGTGTCATGCTCTTACCTACCATCTCAAACGAGCCAGTAACCATTTGGTTAGGTGCAATCGAAACAGACATAGTTGATACGCCCATACCTTTAAACAGACGGAACTGAGCAATGTCATTAGCTGCATCTTCCATCGTAAAGAATTTAGGTGTAGTGCCTACCTTAAGGGTGTTAGTAGCATAAGCTGATTGAAAGGCACTCTCAAAGAGCGCATCGAAGTCACCCTTACGCAGATCAGCCTCAATAGAGCCGCCAGCTTGTTTGTTGCCATGACGGTCAACTCTTGGCATACGGTCAGCTTGAATTTCGTTTCCTTCAACACGATCTTTAGTTAGGTCCAAAGAGTGTGAGTTGATAGGGAGTTTGGCGAATGTTGGTGAGCTTGGAGTAGTACCGAATGTAGATTCAGCAATAAACGCAAGACTTGAACGGCTACCTTGTGCGAATGCCATTATTTGTCTCCTTCAAGAGTGTCAGTTTTTTTAGTTGCAGTTTTAGCATCAGGAGCTTTTAAAAGATGTTCTGGTAGCTCTTTAGCGATTTCATCGGGGATGGTATCACCTACATGATAAGTTCTACCTACGTAAGCAAAGTTAGATTTTGCAATGTGCATTATTGTTTCCTTTTATTGAGAGTAGATATACCAACCTATGTCTACTGAAACGTAGTACCAAGGTGAATCTACAAAACCATTATCTCGTTCTGCATAGTCTACAGAAACGATTATTTGTGTACCACCAGCAGGTGTAAAAGATATATCTGTCGTGGCATCGAAAGCGTCTATTACTGTCTTAGCTAGGGTGTCTGCTGCTGCTGGTCCACTACCCTCTGGGGTATAACAGAATACTCTAAATATTCCATCGTACCTCTGTTGTGGATTTAAGCCTCTTACAGCAGGTTTACGGGAAACTGGCACAAAGGCTACCTTAAGGAAGCTTATACCAGTTGTAGGATCAAATAGGACGTTCTCATAAGCAATAGAAGGAAGGTTAGCGGTAGTAGAAAGTTTCTTTTCTAAGGCAGCACGTATGTGGCTATAGATGCTCATCCAAACTTATTCCTTATCCTAGAGAAGACATGATAACCACTTGTTCTCCAATTAGGTCCACCATTCTCTACGTCTATAGCATGAGGGGCGCGGTTCCTAAGAGTAAACCTTGTGTCACCTTTCTCAACCATATCTGAAATGTTTAGTGTTTGAATATCCCCAAGAAGATTATTATAACTATCCTCGCGTACAGCTTCTGGGCTTTGGTTCTGTGGCTTTCCTTCAGAAGTTTTCATACGCCCACCACCTTGACCTGCCCTCTTGATGGAAAAGGAGTTTACATATGCTCCAGTATCTACAGGGGATATACGAACTGCATAGTCAGCCATATCTTCTAGTCTATCTTCTATCTCACCCTCAACTGCATTGTATAAGTCGTTCTTGATACCTGCAAAAGTACTTTGGATACTCATTCTACAACCTCACAGATATAACACATTACAGAACTTCCAGAGTATATAGTGTTTACCCCTACGATAGAAACAGTGTCACCTAAACCAACAATTAAGTCTTCATCATCTGGTTCAACTGTTAGCCCTAACGCTGGAAGTACACAACGTCTAGTTCCTCTTCTAATTTCATCACCAGTAGGTAATCCAGTTGAGAAGTTAAAGAAGTATCCAGTTACAGTATAGTCAGTGGTTGAGGAACCTGTGACAGAACCTGTGTTTGGGTCATATGTACCAGCAGAAGTCTTCTTACGTAGCTTTAGTGAAACGCCATGATCTTTAACCAACTTAAGGAGATCATAAGCTCTGAAAGTAGCCATTAAGAATCTCCTTAGTTTTCGTACTCATTACCACTATAACTAGGTGGGTTATGAAACTTATCTCTTCTAAAAGAAGGTTTAATTCTATTAGTATCTAGTCTAACAGCATCAACACCTGATTTAGTTATACCGCCAGCTTTTATTCCTAAAACAGCACCAGCCTTCTTACCTTGATACTCAAGACTATCAGCTAGAGAAGAGTATTGTGAAGCTAAATCAGAGTAATCAGCACTCAAAGCCCCACTAAGGTTAGTAGTAACTTGTCTGGAATACTTGGCGGCTACAACTCTTGCTGCCCATGCAGCAGAAAGATATATATTGTTACTAGTTTGTCCTAGAGCAAATACTATTTCTTCATTCTGTACTTGTTGGTCTGTAGTGTCAGTATCACCAAGAAGCAGACGTACAGAGTTAAGACGGTTAGAAACTGTCGTTGTACCTAGATCACTTTCGTCATAACTCCAAGCCATATTTAAATAGTCTCCATTTGACCGTAATTCCTACGCCAGCTACGAATAAGCCCACGTTGTTTATCTATTACTTGAGATTTCTTACACTTCTGTTTGTCGAAATCTGTAATGCTGTTAGTCGCACTTTTGACTTTTTGATTTATAGTCTGCACTAGAGAATGTAAACCACTGAGGTCAAGTACTTCTAAACCATCTCCAACCTTAGCAGTCTTTTCTAGTTCTGCGTTGTGGTATAAGTAACCTTGAATGTACAGAAACTCCACCTTTTCTATAGGGGAGCTTTGTTCTCTCCACTTAAACTCTTGCTGAATTTCTAGTTGTCTTCCAGCGGAAGTAAACGGAACCTTAACAAACAAGGGTCTGTCGTACTGAAAGGGTATTTGTCTGTGTTGGGTCATAACAGTCTCCATCGGGATAAGAGTAGTGAGGGCCACTACAGCCCCCACCAGTGGAAATTAAGCTACTGCTGTAGGCATAAACAATCCTAAGTCTGCTCCGACAACTTTCATGTCGTAAGCCATTTTAACTTGGATGTGTTCAGCAACTTGCTGACGCTTGAGGGCATCATCTGAGAAAGACTCAACGGTGATACCTAAGTTGTTTGCTGATGGAATGTTATTCCAAGCAAAAGTCAGACCTGCTGCTGGGGTCATAAGTCCAGCATTAGATGGTGTGTATGTCAGCAGAGCAGACTTACCACCGATAAAGGCATTAGATTCTGCAACACCTTCAGCAGAACTGTTCTTGACTGCTTCCATGACAAAGAAGTTTTCTACCTCAAAGATTTCAGCTAGTTTAGAGTTGATAACCAAAGCTGGGTTATTTACAGTAGAACCACCATTTAAACGAGCTAAAATGTCTGGGTTGTTTATAAGCTGATCACGAACCTCTTTTCCGACAATCATAGTATTTGGCTTAAAACCACCTGACTTAAGCTGCATTTCACGGCTAAAGTTAGTTATGTTTACAATAGGTGTGGAGTTAGTGTAGTCATTCCACTGACGGAACTGAACAGCAGTTGGCACACCAGCTACTCCAGAACGGTCAATACCCCATTTACCAGCGGCAAAGAACTCAGTTGCGAACTGCTCTTCACGGTGGATCATAAGGCGCATAGCAAGTGTTTCAGCACCAGCTTGACGCATTTCTAGCATGGCATCTTCGTTAGCCATAGTCTGTTCGTCAAAGTCCATTCCTAGACCAAACACATCAGCAAAGTAAGATGAGTTAGAGATTGACATGCCTATACGATTTACTTCTGTACGAGGGGCAAGTGCCTTGACATCCCCTGTACGGTTCATGTTTGCACGATCATATAGGTAGTACTTATCTGACTGACGTTGTACGCCCACTACGGGGAAGACCTTGTCAGCAATAAAGTTTTCTGAAGATTGCACATAAGCAAGCGTGAGGTTACTCAACGGGGCATCAATGTGAACCTGTGATGGTGTTAATAGTGGCATAGTTTATTCCTTTCTATCCCAAATTAGTGGAGGTTACCGCCGCCGATAAATTCGATTGCAATAGTCTGCCCGTTTACGCCAGCTTCATAAGCATAGCCCATTTCATATTTACCTGCTCCAGCAACATGAGTTACTGCTAAACCATTAGCATCTGAGGCTACGAGTGCGCCAGCAGCGATAGCTCCCCCAGCTTTAACAAGTACTTTACCACCAACACAAACAGTGGCAGCACCAGCGTTAGCAGGGTCGTTTAGTAGTACTCCAGAAGCAACTTCAGAAGCTCCACAGAGTACGGCAGCAGCAGGGCCACCTTTTACAAATTTTAACTGGTGTGTCGAAAGATCAGCCCCAGCAGTAAACGTCCGATTGTCACGAGATTCCATAACAGCCATTTTTATTCCCCTTTATAGGATTTAGTTATAAGAGCTTTTCCTTCGTCGGTCTTAGCAACGGCTGCATAAGCAACGGCATACTGGCTCTTCTTCATTTTGTTTTCGTCCATGTAGGACTTTACCATAACATCTAGTTTATCTGAGGCTGTAGCGAAATCGCCGTTAGCATCTGATTTACCAAATTCTTGCATAGATTCTGCGAACACTGCATCAGCAGCCTTCAGAGCTTCCATAATTGTTTCTTCTCCATCAAACTTAGACACTAAGGTTTTAGCTACTTCGATATTAAAGTTAGGTAGAGCTTCTTCTGCCTTTTTGGTCAGTTCAGCTTCTGCCTTAGCAATATCCGCTGCTTCCAAAGCTTTTAGGATAGGTGCTGGAATGTCAGCTTTATTGATCTGCTCACCATCATACTCAACATACTCAGGCTCAACTTTTTTCTCTATTGAGTCAGCACGAATAACGAAGTCATTCTCAATTAGGGCTTTACGTAGAAGTTGATTTTCAGCCTCTAGTTTCTCTAATGTAAGCTCGTCTTCAGTTGCTTCATCAGCTTTCCTCATGTCTTGCTCATACATTTTCATGGCATCTTCTTCAGACATACCTTTATCCATGTATGGTTTAAGTTTAGCTTTCATGTCATCTGACATCTTTTCTATATCATTTTCCATAGGTTCTCCATTGGAAGGGTCACGCTTGTACAAGGAAACCATTGCCTGTGCGTTCGCTGGGCGATCCACCAAAGACAACTCATCCAATTCAAGCTGTTTTAAAAGGTTAGGCACTAAATGTCCTCCTTGATTGCACGACCACCTATAGAGAAGGCCGCAAGTTCTCCAGATTTGACTTTGTTCCAGACTTCATCGTCGTACACTTTAAAAGCTACGATCCACCCTTCACGGTCACTCTGTATGCCAAGGGAATCACCAATCTCTTTAGTGACAGGCATGGAGTGAATAACTGCTCCAATTTGTTCCCCTGTATGCATCTGCTTACCCACACGTACATGCTCCATGAAGTTATTCACGGCTTTTACTAACGTGTCAGGTTCTATTACGTCACCTTGACGATCAACTACTGGTTCACCCTTTTCAGTAACTACTGAAGCCCAGCCATATACTAGACGTTGTTCTTCGTCAGACTTTAAAATAAGTCCCTCTAAACTTTTCTGTATTGTTGGTTTATCGTGGGTAAACTCTTTGTCTTTCATGTCTAGGTGCTCTTGGTATGTATTTGCCATTATTCCTTTACCTGTCTTGGGGTCATACATCATGTGAGGCTTAAAGTCTTCTTCCTCTTTTGTGATGCTAGACACTGATCCTGATGACCACATACGACAAGACCAATATCTAGCGGAAGTCTTATCTGTTGCTGTATCACAGGAATGACGAGAGCGAAAGTTAGCTCTAGCTTTAGGATTATCCCTACGGATTTCCATATTAGGATCACCAAAAGTAACTTTCTTGGTTTTATCTCCATCTTTTACATAAACACCAAACTTCTTAGAAGAACCAGAAGGTAGCCTAAAAGGTTTGTTAAGTGGTTTGTCTGCTTTGTCTACGTAGTAACCATCTTCCATGTCTATTATCCTAAGTCTGGCGTAATTGATATGTTTAGGTTCTTAGAGTTAGGAAAAGTTTCTATAGTACCATCAGCAAAGGTAACTTGAAACTCAACAAAGTAAGAACCAGCAGTGTCTGTGTCACCTGTCTGCCAGTTGTAATTAACTGTACCAGCACCAGCATTAGAAACAGTCATGTTAGTATTTACTTTAAGCACCCCATCTAAAGACTTCATAAGAAACTTAACAGTTGCCCCACTTAAATTTACAGCATTACCATTAGCAACCTTTAAAGACGCTTGTACTGCTGGTGAAGTATCATTCTGTTTAATTACAAATGCCATTAGATAAACCTAAGTTAGAGAATGTTTGAAGTGTCTACTAAGACAGCAGAGTTTTCGGTACTAAGACTTATATCTATTGCTTGGCCTACATTACCTACGATAGCTGGGGCAGTAGTAATACCTGTTGACCTTAAGTTATGTAACTGAGATATAGTAGAGGAAGAAACCTGTGAAGTAGGTGTCTCTATACTAGAAGCAGTTAAGGCCACATTCTGAACTAAGACAGAAGTGCCTAGAGTTGGACTGCTGGTTTCTATGTCAGTACTACTTAACAAATAGTTTATAGATATGCTAGGAGTAGCTACAATTGGACTACCAGTAGAAAACCCTGTCGCGCCCAACACCTGAGCCTGAGTAATAGTTACGTTATCAACAACAACACTAGGGGTATTTAGAGTGCTTGGGCTTAGAATTTGATCTTGTTCAAGAGAGCTAGGGGAACCTACGGTAGCTGGAGCAGTAGTGATACCTGTAGCCAGTATGACGTTGTTTACAGTTATAACTGGACTGCCAAGCTCAGGCACACCAGTAGTTATGTTCTGGTCTGCTTGTGCAACCCCTGCTGCCCCTATTGGACTAGATGCTAGTGGGTTAAATCCTAACACTTACAGCACTCTCACTTTGAGATTTTGTGCAGCAAGTGACTTTATTTTTACGCTTGTTGCAGATGGAAATTCTGCTTGATAATCAGTGCCGTTAATTGCTTGTCGATTTAATGCGCTCCCATCGTAATTTATTGTTACGCCATCACTCAGAGGGGGTGTCCCACTGGTGATATAAGGGGCAATCATCAGGTCAAGTGTATCACCAAGAGCTATCTGATTGGCGTCTGCCACTGCGTCTAATTGAGTCTTGTCCATGCGATTATTTGCCGTGGCTAAAGCCTGTTGGAGAGCAGCCAGTTCAGTGTTAGTAGTAGCATTTGCCCAAGTTTCTGATCCGTAGGTGGCATTGGTATTGATCTGCCATGTGCCAGAGTTATTTTTAACGATTGAGCGTGTTCCGCTTGTATTGTGAAGTACTTTCCATGTTACATGATTATCTGTAGAGAGAGCATAATTTAGTGTTCCGCTACCAGCAGCTTCGTCAGCGACCATAGAGTTTATATCTGTCCATGCACTACTGTCAATTTGGCCTGACGGTGCTGTTACGCTTGGGAAATATTGTCCGTTGGGAAATCCTGAGGTAGACCTAGGATCGTTACCTATGACATGACTTCGCACAACTTCTTGTTCACCGCCTGTCGCAATTCCAGACGCGGCGGCAGTGTTCAGAAACACACTACCAACCATAACAATGTCGTTGTTAGCTTTTTTACCAATATATAAAGACTGATAGCCCTTGTCTCTGCCGCTATTGCCTGATGGAACAGGAAGCGCCCAACCACCGTTTGTCGTTACGCTTGCCGTCGAAAAATCCCATCCAGTAGAAAATTTATACTGATAGCCCGATAAAACACCCGATCCATCACTCCAGACAACAAGTTTCCCATCGTTAGAAAACCAAACTCCAGCGGCATTATTGTTAGAGACTCCACCACCTGATCTGTTTACTCTCGGTTGAGCAGGGGAACTAGAAGCACCTGATGCAAGACTTTGATTTAAAGTAAGTGTGGTAATATCCCAAGCCGTGCTTAGGCTCCCACGAATCAAGCCACCGCTGGAAGTCCAACAGTGCATCACAAAGTATAAGCCATCGGGAGAAAATTGAAACCAATTATTATCTAATCCTGTCGAACTAATTGTTGGGTTGTCGATGTATTGACCGATTGAATCTGTAGAATTAGACCCTTGATAGCTTAAAGTTTTTGTTACGACGGTGCCTGCCGTTGATAAATCGTAGTTCGTTGAAAGAGGATAAGCCAACAAAGTGTTTTTGTCGTTTGCTCTATAAAAAACTTTGTCGCCTGTGGCCGAAAATGCTATCGCAGTGTTACCCCTCACTGCTTGAAAGCCAGTGTAGTTTGCGGCAACCGACAGGGTTGAAATATCCCACGCACTAGACAAAGTCCATTTTTTTATGGTCGTGCCACTAAGTTGATATGCTGTAAGACCATCATCTATAAAATGAGTGACCTCCCACTGATAGCCAGAATTATTATATGAAGCAAAGTAGGTTGGCTGCGATATGTTGTTACTTGGAGAGGCTACTGTCCCAGCGTTCATCTGAGTGCCAGATTGATCAAAAGAACTAATAGTCAGGCCAGAACCATCACTCTTTGGAACGCTCCCATACATATCCCAGCTTCCAGAAGCTATGGCGTTTGTATTGGTAAAATTAGTCGAAGTCGTATAGGCTCCAGCCGCGCTGGTTAACACTGCAACCCCGCCATTCCCAGTGATAGTTTTTCCTATGTCTGCGGCTGCAAACGACCCTGATCCAAGCGAAAAGGTTCCTGACCCAACCGCTGAGGGGGTAAGCGTAACGGCTGTCGCTTCATTTAGTCTGGTGTAATTTGATGCCGTGCTATTTACATCCCAATTTCCTTTTGAACTTAGTCCAACTTGAGCGATTTCCTTAAAGACAGAAACATTTGGAACAGGGCTGATTGAGCCAGTAAGTGTAATAGTAGCTTCTTCATTATTAGAAAATGTTTTAGTGAGTGTGCCTACCGCTGACGCAGCACCAGAGGCTGGCGCAGCAATATTAATGCTTTGTCCCATGCCAGAATGATTTGAACACTTGTACCAGATTGCAGGCACATCTTGCTCCAGTTTAATCTGAACATAACTGCCAGCGGTTCCAGCCGTACCGACAGTGCGAACACCTGTGGGATAGGTACTACCGTCAGCGCCCCCACTCGCCAATAATAAGGGATGCCCATTGTTGCTACTGTCAGATTGATCTAGCCTATAGGTAATACTTGGAACAAGCGTGATAATTTGCTGGCTTGTGCCGTCGATGACAAACTTTCCACCTGCAACGGTGACGGTCATTTCTTGCGTGAAGTCAGAGTCAACAGCCGTGATAAATACGTTGTGTGTACCAGCCGCCAGAGTTATGCGATTGTTGCTGTTCGAGCTTAGTTGAACGTCTGCGTCTAGGCGTGAAAGCACTGTGCCAGAAGCCGTATAAACACCCTCACCAAGCTCAAAATCAGTGCCATTCTCAGCTTCGATGCAATATCTTACAACATCACCGTTTACGACGCCAGCCGTTGCAAATGTAACAAAGCCTTCCTCCGCGCTACCAAGCGTCAAGTTACCTGTGCCAGTTGTCGTTGTAGTCATTTTTGCGCGGTTGAAAAGCTTACTCATGATAGTCTAACCTTAAGCTGGGTCTGGGATACCAATATCAAATGTGGTCAAGGAGAAAGTATTTCCACTTGTTACTGCTTGTGAGGCTGTAAGAACCCCAGCAGCTAATAGTCTTGTGCCATCAACAACAGCATAGTGTGTAGCTGTCCCTGTGCCAGTAACTGAAGCACCGTTTATAGCTGGTGCAACAACCTTACGCCCACCACCAGAACGATCTGTGGGGGCAGCAATGGAAATTGATGCATTACCTAGTGTGTAGTTAGTAACTGCTTGCGCTCTTGTAGTAGCCTCTTGAGAGGTTATATGAATGAGAGTGGTAGCAGAACTTAGTACTGACAAACCATCATCAAACACATCATCATTTAAACTTGCCATTATTCAGTTTCCTGTTGTGTTTCGTTATCATTTATATCTGGATCATACTTTAGTTCAGCTATGTCCATGAGGTCTTGTATCACTTCTGGGTGATTACTTACGTTTATGTCTGCGCCATTCAAGTTACGTAGGAAAGCTGCTATTTCACGTAGATCGTGTGGAGCAACGTCACCAGCAACAATTTGTGGCATTAAGTTATAATTCAGACCGTTCAACTCCCAGAGCCTCTCAACAAGCTGTTTGTTTAGGGTATCAACAATAGCTTGGATGTAACTCTCTAATGCACGAAGGAACAGGTCTGTCTTAGACTTAGAGAGGGCATAGGAACCAGTGGAACCACCTCCAAGCATAAGAAATTCAGATAGTACTGAACGAGCTATGTCATGCTGATACCTACGTACCACAGGATCAATATCTATATTACGACTGCCATTAGAAGACATAAGTTCTACATCAACTAGTCTTTGGTTGGTAGGACTTCCATCTTTATCAGGGTAAGTGTCGGAAGGCAGTATAATGTAACCTTGCTCATTAAATTTAACATCTCGCAAGATTTGTTGTAAGTTATTAACGAACCCACTCTGATTAGCTGTAGCATCACTAGATAGGTACTCAGCAGGGATACGAGCAACAGGAATACCTGCAAGCTCTCTTTCAACTGCTATCGCTTCGATAGATTGTAAATTATTAACGTACTCATAAGAGGTATAAGCATTCCTAAGAATAGACCTACCAGCAGGGTCGCCGTTAATAGTGGTAGTTCTGTAGTACAGACTCTTTCTGGTAGGGATGAAGCTTGTACTGTTAATTCTTGAGACATCTTGATAAATACCTAATACATCGCCTGTTTTTCTATCTACTTCAAACCTAGAGATTGTCCAAGGCGCACGACAAGCAATCTTACGTACCCCAAGACGCCCATCAGAATACTTAGACCTTTTCTTATCATTCCTAGTATTTGGACCCTCACGCCTCTTATAAACGACCTCAAACCACGCAAAGCCGTAAGACAGACTTGAAAGGGCTTCAGCAACATGGTCATCAAGTGAGTGATCCATATCTTGCAGAACACTCTCAACGAACTCAGCTTCTCTTTTAGCCTCTGAAGAATCATTAGTTGGTACTACCTTTAAATCAACATCTCGAAGGACTTGTTCTGTTGCGTACATAACAGCACCAATAGTACTGTCGTTATCTCTCATCTCACGGTACTTACGTATGGCCTTTCGGCCCCTTAACTCAGGTAGGAACTCATCAGCACGTATTTGCCCATTATAGGTATTGTCACCAGCTACACCTAATACTTGTTTGGCCTCTGTTTCTGAGAGCTTCTTAACCATTACGAAAGTCCTTGTGCGCTACTGTACACTAGTTTTAGTGTAGGTTTTGCGTAGCCATTTAATGAGAGGTCCGTTATAGCCCAAACTAAAGCATCAAGACGGTCTGGTGAGCCTATGGACCCTAGAGGTTCCCACTGTACCATCTGATCTTCTAAATCATTTAATCCCCTTACGTGTCTAACCTTATCCTGTTCATATAGTGCAGATACTGGTTCAGCCCTAGCCATCTTCCCTCTTGATGCGTGTACGAGCTTTACTGGGACAGTTTCATCTTCTGTGTGTAATGTGTGGCGAACCATATCACCACCCTGATTTCTTTCAGCTACAATCCTATCAGCCATGTGATCTCTGTAGAGTTCTATTGCTTTAGATGCCCATTGTTGAGGTGTATATCTTCCTGTGTGGTCTTCTAAGACGTATGCTAGTCCATTTACATCTATACCAGCAACAACAATCCCTGTCATGTCACTTTCAGCATTAGATGTGATAGCTGGGTCAATAGCTACAACAATACGATTAAGAGTAGGTATTTCTGATTCGTCAATCTCACAACTAGCTAGGAGACTTCTGTTCCAGAGTGCGCCTGACGCTTCATCAAGGATTTCAGCATATAACTCTTGCCGCCCAAGGCGTGTACCTTCGTAGGTCTTCCTGACTGCGTCGATAAAAGTATCAGCAAGATTAGCAGAGTTGTCATAAGTACTACCCTTGCTGATCGTAGTTTTATCATCATCTAGTATAGTTCTTATCAGTTTGGTTGTTTTAGGTGTCGTCGTTACAAATACTTGAGGACGCTTACCTAGACGTAAACCAAACTGAAGCATGTCCCAAGTACTTTGGGCATTCCTCCATGCACAGATTTCATCACACCATGCACTATAAGCCTGTGGACCCCTTAACCTCTCAGGGTCTTCTGCTGAGAAGAACACTGCCTTAGCACCATTCTCCCATGTTAAACTGTTGTTAGTGGGGGACCATATAGGATAACCAATGTGTTTTCCTCTATATGTCTTATCACCCTTCCAACATACATTGAGCAGACCTGAGTCTCCCTCAACCATAACCCTTCTTACATCACCTTTAGTGGGTGCAACACAATGGATGATCCTATCACCCTTCTTAACTCTGTGTCTTACCCACTCAGCACCTGCTCTAGTCTTACCCCAACCTCTACCAGCTAATGCTACCCAAGTATTCCAATCTTTAGAGACAGGTTCAAGTTGCTCAGGTCTAGCCCAGAACTCCCATGAGTGTTGTAGTTCTTCAGCTTTAACTGGTCCTAATTCACTTAGTAATGAAGCTACTTCAGAATCAGGAAGCTCTCTTAGTGCTTGTGCAGTTACAGACTTCTTCAGAGCCACATTCACAAATAGTCCTATCTTTTTTACCTAGTAAAGTCATAAGAGAGTCTATAGCAGATTCATCAGTATCTGGGTCTTCTAGCTGCTCAACCTCGTTTATTGTAGTTGTAGGTGACCAACCACCCTTACTACGTAGAAACAACTCAGCAGCCTTAAAGTCACCACTTAAAGCTTGACTGATTACAACATCTCCTACTGCACCCACTATAGCTGCTTTCTCTTCTGAGATGTCCTCTCCATATAGTTTATAGAATGTAGCTGTACTTGAGGGAGCATGTTGGTATTTCTGAATACTACCAAGTATATCCTTAACGGCAACACCCTTACGAATGCCCTCTCTAACTCTCTTAGCTATCATATTACTATATGGGAGTTTGTCTGTGATACTCATTTTAGTCCCTATGGAAGATTGAAAGTGCCTCCCCCTACTTATCGGCACAACACCATCTCTTATATGTTTGTGGTAGATTGTCATGGTTAAATAGGGGGAAACTTGATTCTGAAGTTTTACAGATACCTCAGTATCCTTTACTAACTTAAGTAATAACTTATGTTACAACATAAAGAAATAATAATACTATTAAGTTTATTATAACTAGATAGTTTATATTATTATCAATATGTACTTATGTTATATACTTAAGTATAGCTCTTACTATTATATAGGGATATTTTTTTTAGTTTGTCCAGTAGATAATTTAATTATTTTTTATGTTGTTGTTTTCTAACGAATCTTTTTTTGTTGTGACTTTAGTAAATACACGCTCTGGTTGTAGCCAATAGAGGAAAGTAATTTTTTTATGTTATAGATGTGGGGGTAAACCACCTGCCACCGAATCACCTGCGTATAATATCAGGGGACCCAGCAAAAATCAACCCCAAAAATAAAAAAGTGATGAGTATTGTAACAATTGAAACAATTCGTGATAATCTACTTAAATTTACTTGACTAATGAATAAAATCATGCGCTCGGCAAGCGAATCGCCCACACTCCAGACAAGCTTTAAAACTTAAGTATTTACCAAACGGTAAAATTTTGACTAAATGATCAAATATTAAATATCTGTAAACAAATAAAAAAGACTCCAGAATAAACCAGAGTCTTAATTGAACAAGTGATCAATAAAATTAATCTTCCCAAATAATCCATGACTCGCCAGAGTCAGAGCAATAGTAAACCTTGCAATGGTCTGTCTCGCATTGTTCGCAAATCAATGTTCCGCATTCTGTCTCGTTTGTTTGATCGTTAATCTCGCAAATATCGCATTTTAGATTGTTGCCCATTTCAGAATCTACCTTCAATCATAATAATATCAAAATCCAGTAAACCCTCAGAGAATTCTTGTTCTATATACTGTGTAACACTTGTTACTAAGTCTGGCACCTCTAGAGTCCACGTTTTAACATCGCCCGTGATATTATTTTTAACAGTAACGTAATATTCCATTATACCGACTCCTTCTCTAATTCATGTACAAAACCAGTAGTATCTTTGTACGCTGCT